GGGGCAGCAACTAAACTATCGCGCTGTGATGATACACGATGCATATCATAGCCTTTGATAATATCTTTAACCTCGATTAATCGTGTATCTACCGCAAGAAGTGCTTTACGAAAGTCCTCGATCATATCCAATACCTTACTTGTATTGGGTGCCTCGTTTTCTAATCGTAGTTCCTCTTGGACTGCTTTAAACATGTTAATACAATGTCCAACATCATCCTGTGATAATCCAAGTATCTTTGCTGTTTCTTTTAGAATATCTTCTTCTTCTACTGTGTATGCTAACTTTACTCTCATTTCTTTAACTCCTAAAATAGAACCGTCCAAACGGCTTTAACTAATAGACCTGCTACGGATCCTCCAACAAGCCACATTATTCTTGAGTTTGTGTTTTGCCAACTCTCAATGTGTTGAATGCGGGTATCTAGATTTTTAAGTCTAGCATACAATCCTGAGTCTGGGTTATAGACTGCTTCTTTGATCTTGCTAATATTATCCGCTAGTTCTTCTTGTTTGTCAAGTAAAATCTCAATCTTACTTGACATCTCAACCAACATAACTGTTAGTTTTTGCTGTTCTTCATCGTTCATCATAGTCTACCTCCAAGCAAAACTAAATAGAACTATACCTCCACAATGGCGTGAGAAGTTGTGATCAAAGTTCCAGCGGCTGATGCTGCATTTTGTAACGCTGTTCTCGTAACCTTAACTGGATCAATGACTCCCTCTTCAAGCATATCTACCATCTCATCTGTGCGGAAGTTATAACCATAGTTGCCCTCGGCGTTCTCAACTTGTGATAGAACAAGATCAGCGGATAATCCACAGTTCAAAGCCATCTGGCGTAGTGGTGCTTTAATGGCTTCGCGAACGATTTCTATACCAAACACTTGATCTTCATTTTCTGCGTTTATAGTAGAGAGTTTGCTTGATGCACGGACCAAAGCGACACCACCACCGGGGACTACTCCCTCTTGCTGTGCTGATTTAACTGCTTCTAAGGCATCTTCAATGCGGTGCTTCTTCTCAATCATCTCAACTTCTGTTGGAGCACCTACCCTAATGACTGCGACACCTGATGCTAACTTTGTGATGCGCTCTTGGATCTTGTCGCATTCAAGTATGTCGTCTGTTTGTACAAGTTCGGTCTTAAGAAGTTCAATCCTTCTATCAATCTCATCAAAGTTTCCCTTACCACCAATAACAGTTGTGTTTGACTTTGTGATATCGATCGAACGGCACTGTCCAAAGTGTTGCAACTTAATGTCTTTAAGGCTCGCTGTGCCGTCTGTAGAGATGAACTCTGCTCCGGTTGAGAGTGCTAGGTCGGTTAGGATATTACGACGCCTCTCGCCATAGAAGGGAGCCTTAATAGCAGCAATCTTCATTGTTCCGCGGACGGTATTCATAATGAGCGCAGCCAATGCTTGACCTTCGATCTCTTCTGCTACAATGATAAGCGGTCTTCCATCACGGGAAACGATCTCAAGAGCAGGAAGGATTTGATCTACTGATTCAATTCGGTTATCAGTTATTAGCAAGAGAGGAGAATCATAATGACACGCACCTCGGCGCTCATCGGTTACAAATGCTGACGCAGCATAGCCAGACTCAACTCTAAAGCCTTCAATAACATCCAAAGAAGTCTCAACTGACTTTGCGTCTTCAATCGTAATAGAGCCATCCTTGCCTGCCTTATCAACAGCAGTAGTAATCAACTTACCGATTGTTCTATCATTGTTCGCAGAGATGGTAGCAATGTTCTCAACATCATCAAGTGTCTCGATATGTTGGGCTTCGCTTTGTAGTTCCCTAACTAAAGTTTCTACAGCCAAGTCAATGCCTCGCTTAAGTTCTACTGGTGAAGCACCAGCAGTAATATATCTCTGTGCCTTATTTAAGATTGCCCGAGCAAGCACTGTCGCAGTTGTGGTTCCATCGCCAGCCATTGTGTTGGTTTGGGATGTTGCCTGCTTAACAATCTGTGCTGCTGCGTTCTCAAACTCATCAGTTAAATGAACGAACTCTGAAACCGTCACACCATCCTTGGTGATGATAGGATCCTTTCCTTTTTGATGTAAAATAACATTGCGACCCTTCGGTCCTAATGTTGCTGAAACATTGTCTGCTAACTTGTTAACACCGTCCAGAACCTTTTGGCTTAAACTCTGTCGGTCATTGAATACACACTTGGGCATAAATACCTCGCTTTCTTATTTTAGTATTATAACACAGATGTTTGAGATGTCAAGTTATTTTTATTCTTCCCATTGTTTTGCGCCACCAAGACCGGCAGCGGGGTCGCGGGAGTCAGTGTCGGAGTCGCTAGTAGATACAACCTCTTCTGTATCTGTCGCAATATCCTTCGAAGCCTGTGATGCTGCTGCGCCGGCCTTTTCGTCTTGAAGTCCACTAGCGAAGTAAGCATTGATCTGAGTAGAAAGAATTTTCAAGTTACTAAAGATACCAAATACTTGATCATTGAGTTCTCCGCGGGCTTCTTCCAGAATCGGAACAATACGAGACGCTCCAATTTCTAGAACTCCAAGATCCCCAACAGGCATCCCATCCACTGCGGTCTTACCCGTAGCGACACTCTTACCGACTCCAAACTTCTTAGCCCCCAAGTAACCATAGGATGAAAAGAGAGCTTTCTTTTGCAAATCAGGCTGCCCCTTAAGGGAGTTATAATACGCAATAGATCTCTTAATACTGCCGGTATCTACTCGGATGCTCTTAAGGAGAGTATTCGCTCCAGTTTTGCGAGAGGCTTCGGGGTCTTTCTTAAGAGTCTGTAGTAGTCTCTTAAGAATATTATTAACATCCGTATAAATTACTCGCGCGAGATTCTTCCTGGCAGTACTGCCTGGGATAGAGATCTTCGTTTTAAAAAGTTTGGTTGCTTCGGGTGTTTTAGTAGAGATCTCTTTTACCGCGTTTTTAATCGCAGTATTTGCTTGCGTGACGCCTACGCCCGTGAGACTTGGAAAATTCTTGCCACCAAGTTGGATAAGATTAACAAGTTCTCCAAGTTCAGCGACATTCGCAAGTTCAGGAATCTCTTCGATTCTCTTCTCTAACTGGGATTTAACTTCCGCAGCCAAAGTCTTATTGAAATCTTTTACAAATTCTTCGCTGGATATTCTAACACGCTGTTGCGCCTCTTCAAGTTCTTCAGTTTCAGGTTCCGGAGCATCGAGACTTATGAGCTGTCCGTTTTTGTCGAGGGGAAGCGCCATCATTGTTTTTGATTCTTTAGAAGACTTGGCAATAAAGTTGGCTACATTATCGAGAGTTAGCTTAAACTCATAAAAATTGAGCTTTCCTTCCTGATCGAGGCCATCGCCGTCTAAGTCTTTGAGAACAACAAGATAGGTCATATCATTGTTCTTGGATTCGTCCGCTAGGTCGTCCACCAAATCCTGAAATGATCCGCCGACTTCTACGCTGGCTTCATTATACAATTTAAGACTTACATACTCACCCTCTTGGGTTATATAGTCGGCAATAGTTTCCTGACCCGTGGCGATCTGTTCACCACCGGTCAACACGGCCAAAAAGGATTCAAAACTAAAGCCTGCTGAAGATGCGTTAAAGTTTGTGATCACGCGAGTGAGGGTTTTGTAGAATACCAAATAGCCCAGAATCTTGGCGATTTTGTCTCCAGGGGATTTGGAGGCTAGATCGGGATTGGTCATAAACTCGTTAAGATTCGTAAGTTTCTCGGAAAGTGTGCTTCCTTCGATCTGATTGAGATAATCTTCTAGAAGCTTTCTTTGCCCTGCCTGTGGGCCTCCCGTGTCTCTTGTTCGAGTATCTGACCAACCCAACTCCGAGATTGGAAGCTCAGGAATAGCATTCCAGTCGAATGATTCGCTGGTAGGCATAGCCTTTTCTACTAGCAAAAACTTCATCACCTCGCTAATAAGGCTTTCGGTTTCATCTTTATCAGAGTAAAAACTCTTAACTAGTGTATCAATATTCATTTTATGTCCTCGGTTGCTAATACTAATTAGATGATTTTATCAACAAGACCCATTTCAATTGCTTCTTGCGCAGAGAAATATTCATCTGTGTTCTTTGAAAACATGTTGTGTATCTCGCCCACGGATAGTTCGGAGCTTTCTGCGATTATCTGTACCATCTGATCTTCCATTAGTCGCACCTCATCGTGTGTCGCCTTAATGTCAGCTGTCGTCCCCATATTCCCGGCTGAACAACGGTGCATCATAATGCGAGCATTGCGAGTGATAAACCTCTTGCCTTTGGTTCCTGCCGCCAAGATAGGCACACCAGCAGAGAAGATCTTTCCGGTGCCTAATGTAGAAATGTCGCGACGTTCTTTTACGATCCTCATTATATCCACAACACCAAACATATCATAGACGGTTCCGCCGCCAGTTGAGATTAGAAAGTGTATGTCTTCTTCTTCGTCTTCATCTTCCTTTCTAGGGTTGGGAAAGATGCTGCCGCCGTTTAACTGTAATAAACCGTGGTATATCTCTTGTGCTGACTCTTCGTTTAAGTCTCCAACTAAACCAATGGTGTTGGGTGCCTTATCTTGCTGCTCTAATGCCGCAGCCATTAACATTGCTGCTTGGCGCTCGGAGATCTCCTCTTCTTCTGGGTCTGTATCTGTGTTTTCATTATTAAACATAATCATCTTAGTTGTTTTCTCCCTTTAGGGTTTTAAATAGGTGCCGCACTGCGCTGTTCCAGTCGTAGAACGGTATCATGCTTTTAAAGTGGCGGGGGGCTCTCTTCACTATAGAGACTATAGCAGACTCCTTCCAGTTTGTCAAGAAGTGATCGTCAACTTCTTTAAACTTGCTAATCTGTTCCGGTGTAAATCCAGACTGTCTCATCTGTTTAAGCTTTAACTCTTGTAGGAATGCCATATCTTCTGTTATTTTTGTTAGCATCCATAAGATACTTAGTATAGCTTCATTTACTATTCTCCAAGTGTGTATCACATCCAATAGACGAGATATATAAATGCTAGCAAAAGCGCCCGCAAAGAAAGAAAGCACTGCGAACACTGATAGTTCATATGTTGATATTTCCATTTTTCCTCCAAAATAAAAAAGACCGCGAATGATCGCGGTCTTTAATATACGTTAAGAGTCTTCTGTTGTCAACTACTTCTTTGTAGAAAGTGCCTCCATAAGGATTCTCTTTGCTACTCTCTTTGTCACTGCTTCCATAAGAGCATCATCTGCTCCCATCTCATCATCGACCGGAGCGTCATCAACTGGTGCTTCAAGTTCTGCTGGCTCGTCATCCAAGTCAGCGTCATCAGCATCAATCTCAACTTCTTCGCCCATTGCGGACTCCAAAGCAGTTTCTAGCGCGGAGAGGAAATCATCAACAGCAACCATCTTTCCACCTACATCGGCGTCAACTGGTGCTTCTAGTTCAGCATCCATCTCTATCTCTTCGTCGTCTCCAGCAGCGTCTTCCATTTCGGCTGCGTCAACGTCCATCTCCATATCCTCTTCTTCTTCAAGACGATCGGTTGGTCCTCGGCCTCTGCCGTGACCTCTTCGGGCATCCTCTAAACCGCCACCTGCGGCATCAGATCGAACTTCTTCTAGTTCGTCTTCATCGCGCATACGCATACGGCCTGCGCCTTCTTTAAGTCCCTCAACAAAGCCTGGGGATAAAGGCTCAAGCTTCGCTAGCTTCATGAACTGGCGAACCTGTGACTCGTTCAAAAGTGATTTCTTAGACATTTTTACAAAACTCCTAACATTGTTCGTGAATATGCTGTTTTAAATAGTATTTTCATTTGATAATGTCTTTTTTAATTTCAATAGAGCGCCATCAACAAGTTGCTTTGCCCTGACGATGCTTACACCGTGCCTTATTCCTATTTGTTCTAGCGTCATCTCGCCGTGCTTATAAACAGCAATATCAGTACAGTTTAAGTCATCCTCATAGTCTAAGTGTAGCCTACATTCCTTTTGAGCACAGGGCACATCGTGTGTATAACATTTTATAGCGCAGTCTTTCATAGTTCTGGTAAATCCTCTTCTAGTATATCAAAGATATTTTCTATATCTTCTTTGGTTAATGCGAGTTCTTGTAACACTTTCTCGCTACTCTCGCGCAACTGGCGAGATTTCGTAACTTTTCTTTTAGATTGAACTTTTTTATTGATTCTGTAATCGTCTAAGAAAGCTATGAATAATGGATCCTGACTTAAATAAGATTCCACGCAATAACGAAAGAACTCGCTTTGTGTTTTAATCTCGTCATAAAACAATCTTATCTTTAAGTTCTCGTGAAGTTTTGAATCGATCGAGAATGATAAAACTGAATGATGGTCAGGAAACTTTTTCATCTTAAAATATGGGTTCCACTTTCGGTTTGCCCACTTGCTGTTTGCCGGATGAAGTGTGCTTTTGCTTGTAGTTCATCAATGGTTCGTGCGCCGGAGTATGATAAACCTGAACGGATTCCTCTTTCTAGATCGTCCAGAATGTTTATTACTGACCCCTTATATGGGATCGTTGTGGCGATTCCTTCCAAAGATGCTGTCTTGCCTCTCCAAGACATTTGAGCGTCCTTTGAAGCCATACCTCTGTAAGCCTTGTGTTTGTTTCCATCCCGACCAATCATAATGTCGCCCGGGGATTCCGTTGTTCCAGCCAATAAAGAGCCCAACATTACAAAGTCAGCGCCAGCAGCAAGAGCCTTTACAATATCACCCGAGTTGCGAATGCCTCCATCAGCGATAATAGGAATCGATCCAGCGTTCTTTGATTTGGCGCAATCAAATATTGTTTGAAGACCCGGAACACCGTGTCCGGTTTGAATGCGTGTTGAACAGATTGAGCCTCCACCTATATTACATCTAACAGAATCCGCACCCCAATCACAAAGATCGTTGTATCCGCCTAAGGTTGCTATGTTCCCAGCCATTATGTGAACATCATCACCTACCATCTGCCTTAACTGTCTTAACGCAGCCTTCATAAGAATATGATGACCGTGAGCAACATCAACACATATTACATCGGCGCCTGCTTCATAGCACGCATAGGCTCTTTCAAGGTAATCCCCTGATGTTCCAACTGCGGCGCCTACTAATGAACTTTCTTTTCGAACAGCAGTAACCATACTTGCCTGTTCTTCAATGCTGTTATATCTGTGTAGTATAGCAAGGGCACCTTTGGAATCCATTGCTGTCGCCATTTGCTCTTCCGATACTGTGTCCATCGGGGAGGCTATGATCGGCAGTTCACACTCGATAAATCCTAACTTTGATGATAATGATACTTCTTTTCTTGATTCAATATCTGAAAACTGGGGTGTGATTAATACGTCATTATATGTGAGTGCTTCTTTTATCATTCTATGTTCTCCATTGCTTCCTGTGTTTAGACACTATCTTTTTTCTTAAAACTGAAGTCATATTCTAGTGTATTTTCACACCGAATATTGGTATCAACAATCTTGCGGTGTTCTTCACAATCACCAGATAATTCCAAAAGGTTTTGCTTACATACAGAAATATTGTCTTCCATAATATCAAGTCCATAGAGAGTCTTTAAAGATTCTGTGCTTGATAGACCATTGTCTAATCTACGACGTAAAATCTCTACTAAAAATATGCCTTCCCCTACACTAGGTTCACAAATAGTTTTTGAGGAATCTGTAAAGTATTCTTTTGGTAGCTTGTCTAAGATTTCATTTACTAACTCTATTGGAGTAAAGATTTCTCCGTTGGTGTATTTTCTAATTTTATTTCTCTGGATGGTCATCTTATCTCCAAGTAATTGTCTTTTTAATCTCTTCAACTTCATCACTATTTAAATCAAAAAAATCATAAATCTCTCTTTCGCTTAATTTGTGTGTCATTGGGATCTTCGGCAGTTTTCGTAGTAATCTTACGCTATTCCAATTGGCATATCTAAAGCACTCATTTATATAATCAAACACAATATTATTAATGTTATGCAGCGCTGTCGTGGCTTCTACATCTTCCGGAATCAAATAATAACAGAAACTTTGCGTTACTCCATATGTGCTCAAACTCATTCTTCTAAAGTAAGTTGTAGTTGGAATCAGTACTTTTCCTTTTCCTTGATCAATGTGTCTTGTGTTAAACCAATAAAGCTTCGAAGGCGTATTTTGTACAGGATATATGAAATTATCTTTTTTCTCATTTCTCCATCGATCTTTGTGAACGCTGTGATGTTTGGTGTTGTTTACGATACCAAGTCGCTCGTGGTTTTGGTGTAAAACTTTATTTACAATCGAAACAGATACAGAGGATATATTTCTTGGAAATGCATCGACAACACAAGAATTAATATCATAATTTCCAACTGTAATTTGCCCATTTATTTCTTTGTTAATAATTTCTGTTTTACCTTGATACGGTTTTTTACCCATAATAAAATATGAAAATGTTGACCCGACGCCCGGAAAGTGGCGGCGGCATTCATCTTTATTGACAGACTCTAGGTTGTATGGAAGAAAGTATTTTGTCAAGAGCTGGTTTGAACCCATCCATGAGGATGGGATAACCAAAGATAGGTGACCTTCATCATTTACCAACTCTTCAATTCCTAAGGCCAGAAAATCTCTCCATAAGGTATTCTTCTTTTCAGTGTGTTGGGAATTTTGATACGGGGGGTTTGTAATCACAAGATCAAATTTCATTTTTATATTCTCCTGGGCTTCTTCTATCATTCTATGTTCTCCATTGCTTCCTGTATTGTAGCCCAACAGTCTGGACAAGTCAAGCGAACTCTCTCGCTTTTTATTACAACTTGCCAAGTTTTAACTGTTTCTTTGGTTCTCTCAAAAGGAGTTGAACAAACGCAACATTCCTTTGGGTGCTTACCAAAGTTGGCTGCTTGCTTTTCAAGTCTTTCCTGAACTACTTTCCTGTTCTTCTTTTGCTTTCCCGGGATGTGGCGTCTTATCTTCTTCATTGATCTTTAGAAACTCTCTGTATTCTTTGTTTATCTTATCATAGTATTTTGTTTTGCGCAAGGACTTGTGCGCATCATTTAACACTTTTTTGTGTGCGACATTGATCATAAAACAAGGTGCTTTGGATCTTGGATTGAATCCTTCTACTTCTACCTTATCATTTGGATTAAAGCAGATTGTCTTGTATTCGTTCATTCCAAGTCTTTTTAAGATCTTATTAACAAGCGCTTGTATAACTTTGGTTCCATCAGCATCCATATCGTGAGGAAAACAAATAAGAGTGCTATCATAATCAGATTGCTGGAATTCTTCTAGTAGATCCTTTAATCCTTTGTCGTCCTCACCCAACATTGCGATCATTAACTTATCGTTCGCTAACTCTGGCGCAGCAAAAGGGCACGTTGCGATATTATTAAACTCTGGTCTTTTTTGATCCAGAACCTCATTGATGTAATCAACTACTTTTTCTTTGTATGAACTCGACATAACGATTCAAATACCATTCTGCTTTCTTTAAATCTTCAATGTTGTTTTCTGATTTCTTGCCTGCTCTGGAAATGTATTTGACGACATTACCAAGATGAAAGTTTAGATCCCAGGCTTCAATAACTTTGATTGCTTCGTAAGGATTGCTCTCGCCGCCATAATGGTCTGGGTGATTTACTTTTTCACTCATTCTTCGTTCTCTTTTCTTTTCTTGAAATCTTGCAGTCCTTTTATTGCGTTGTCATAAGCATAATCAGTGTCTATATCACTGCCGTCAAACCAATACCAGATAAATGGTGTTCGCCTATTTCCTGTGTGAAACTCGTAGAAGATATAGTACTTGCCTGAGTGTTTTTCAAACTCTGGTGTGACTTTCTCTTCTCCAAGATAAATGCCAATACCGGCGACTGTGGCTACTCGGATGCCGTCCTCGCTGTCAGGGTCTCTGACAAATCCGCCGCCGCCAACTCTGCATAAATCACCCGACTTCATTCTTCGCTCTCCAACATTATGATTATTTGTTGTATCGAGTAATACTGCTCTGTTGGAAAAAAGTCTCTATCGTAATGGCTCCTGCTGATGTGCCCTTTCAGCACTTCGAGTAGCGCTTTCTTTTGCTCTTCTGTAATATTCATTCTTCATTCCTAATCCTACGATAAGCGCCCATAGTTTCTGGGAATAAATCCGTAGCAATCTCCAAGCACGACTCGGCAACCTTTTGAATTTCCCATTGTGCTCCTTCGTGTGTGCGAAGGTCAATGAATTTCAAGAGGTTAGACAAATTAACTGTGCCGTAGTATTCGGTGTAGAGATTTTGTGGTAGAACTCCACGGGCTTGTTCTCGGCAAACGCCTGCTTCGATCAGCTGGTTAAACAAAGAAAGAGACGTTGCGTGATGAAGACGCACTAGACCTTCAGCCCTGCCGGGATTGCAGTCTACTACCATCTCGGGATCAATCAACTCTTCGGCGTTTGATGCTTGTCGGTTTGACTTATGCTGCGTCCTGAAAGCCTTTGGCTCATAGAATCGGAGATCCACATCAGTATACCGCCTGGATATCTCATTATAAGACCAAGTTCTATGGCGGTGATGCTGACTACGAATATATAAAGGAACACAAAAACGGAAGGTGATAAGGTTATGCTCCAAGGTTGAAGTGTGTCGGTGCTTGATTAGATAGTTGATTAACTTCTTATCTTTATCATCCAACTGTTCCTTCTCAACCCCAAAGGAAACTCTTGCCGAGTTTACAACGGTAAGGTCAGATCCCATATGTGAAACATATTCTACCTTTCCAATACCGTCGCCGTATAACTCAACAGACTTACTGTAACTCATTAAATGATCTCATCAATAACGCCCAAGGCGAGCGCTTCGTTTGCCGTCATATGCCAGTCAACCTTGTTCTTAAGGATGCTTTTAAGCTTCTTCTTACTAATACTGGTTCGTTCGAGTGTAATCTTCTCAATCTTCTTTTGTAGTCTCTTTGTTTCTTCCAGGCTTTCTTCCATATCCTGAACATTGCCCCGGAACCCAGTTGAAACCTGATGGTAAAGCGGCGTGGACAACTCATATCCAAAGCGCTTATGTCCCGAGATTAGAATCATAAACCCGCAAGACATAGCGGCACCAGTTACAATGGTGTGGATAGGAGTTTCAGACTTCGCCATAACTCCAAGCAACCCGAAGCACTGATACACAGCGCCGCCATAAGAATCAATATACAACTTAATCGGCTTAGGATCGTAGATTATATCATTGATCGCATATAACTTCTTTAAGTATTCATCGCTCTCATTGATTCCAATAATGCTCTTCGTCAACTTATTCATTGACTCTTGGTTTACTTGTTCTGGTAGATACAAGCTTCTAGCCATAGGCTTTGGTAGAGTGTTCGTCACTTTCCTGTGCTCCCTAGTGCGCCGTCAGCGCGGTTACTAATCGTGATTGGATGCCAGTCATAAATGTCTGGTGTCTCGCTAGCAACAAAGCGAGCGTGAACAACCGGAACAACCACTGCTTGTGCTACCCTGTGTCCTGGCTCCAAAACTGCTGATATCTTTCCAATGTTGTGAAGGTTGACGAATACTTCTCCGTCATACCCACTATCGACAACACAAGCGCCAACAATCAAGTTATACTTTGCGGCCATACTGGAACGGTTCTTAATCTCCATCATATAACCATGTGGAATAGCAAAGCGACAGCCAGTTGGAATAATACAACTCTCTCCTGGCTCAATACGCAGTGCTGTTAAAGAAGTGTCTGATGGGCTCCATCTTAAATCTAATCCAGCATCGCTTGGGTTGGATCGCGTTGGAGCGAACACATTATCGTGAATCATATGGTATTGTAAAATCATTTTAAATCCTTTTCTTTAGGGGGTTAGGTAATCCATTACTGGTGTCTTGTTACTTGAATCAAAGATTATCACGCAGGAAGGGAACGGAGCAGAGTTAGTAGAACCGCCAAACTTAAGACGACCCTTCACAAAGAGAATCTTCTCTGCTTTCATACAGTATTCGTGCCAGTACTTTGTATCTGTTCTTGCTGGAATAAGACACACAACAGTTGTATTCGCGTCTCGGCTTTCCTCGTAGGCTTTCTTTAACCAATGCTTGATGACCCTACCATAAGGAGGGTTCATAAACACAGTCTCGCCAGCCCAACTCTTGGAAAGTCCGTCTTGCTTTTCAGTGTAATACTTGCTGCATTTATGACTTGTGTCTGTTGCACAGGGGTCAAGTGTAAAGTTGTATTCTTTGTTTAGTTTGTTAAAGAAACTTTGTGGGGTTGACCAACTATCGTTCTTTGACGAAAACATTGTCTTTTGTGTTGATTTGTTCATTTAAATTCTTTCTGGTGATTCCGAGAATGTAATGTTAACTCGGGTGTCCCCGAATGTCAAGGACACATCATTATTAATATAACCGTTAATGTAACTCTTCCAGTTCTCTTCGCTTCCAAGCTTAAGCATAATAGCATCGTTGTCCGACGAACGCAAGCTCCATTCTCCTGCTTCTCGTAGAATATCTACCTTATTAAGGATAAGGTCGGTGACTCCATTGATATCTATTGCCTTTTTAAGATCTCGAACATTAAGCCAGTTACATTGGCGAGGTCGACCAGTGGTCGCACCATATTCATTACCCAACTGCTGTAATAAATCAAAGATTCTTCCTTCGCCGTGAAACTCCTTAGCACCGACATAAGTATCGTAAGCCTTGGTCACTCCATAAACCCTACGGACAGCTTGCGGAGGGATGCCGTTTAGAAGGGCACCAGCGGACGTACAGTGGCTTGAAGTTACATAAGGGTAGTCTCCCCAATCAATATCCAATCCAAAGCCTTGTGCGCCCTCACAGAGGATTACAGCCTCTTCATCTGTTTCGTGAAGTTCCCGATACAAATCTATAAGATAAGGTGTATCAACAAGCGCATCTGCCGCCAATGTTCCTTGACGATCATACTTATCGCGGTATGCTGGACCATTGCCTTGCTTTGTTGTGCCGATCGTTGTGTCTTTGCGATCTTCTTCCAAGTGAGCATCGGTAATGATATGAGCGTTATTCGCGATAAAAATCAAACCATCTGTATTGATGCCGCCTTCTTGAAGCATTTGAAGCTCTCGATTAAACTGATCAATATTTACAACGCATCCATTACCAATGATAGACCTTATTCCAAAGAACACACCGGCTGGAATGTGATGTGTTACAAACTTGGTGCCTTCGTGGTATATGGTATGACCAGCATTACATCCGCCGTTATAGCGAATACAATGTGTATACTTGCCAGACCTTAAAAGGTGATGTGTTACTTTTCCTTTGCCTTCATCACCATAAGACAAACCTACTACTATATCTGCAATCATTTTCTTATCCTAGCAATCTTAAGTTTCTTTTGATGGATCTCGTTGAGAATCCCCACGCTGGGTCATAGTCTAGTTTGCCCATGTAAGGTCTGTTCAGGTGGATCCTGTCTTTCCCCTCTACTATACCCCAGCAGCGGAAGCGTGTCAAGGCCGAATTTGAATCGATTACCTCGACAATCCAATACGGCTTTCCATTCTTCGTTTTCTTTCGAACAATCTGCCGAGGAATAAACCATACCAATCCTAACTCTGGATCATAGTCTGAAATCGGCGGAATGTAATGTTCATCCAACTGACGCTGAACTTCTGGTGTAACAACCAAATGCATTGGAAAGATTCCAGTGATTGATGTTAGATTCTCGATTTCTTCTGCCGCAGAGAAGTCGCCATCAGGGTAATACTTTTCAATATTCTCATTGAACTTCTTGCGATTATAGACCCTATCTACTGCTACAGCAGACCAGAAATGCTTGCGTCCAGAGAATCGCTCATCCATTAAACTGTTCATTGCGCCAGCGCGAGTTAAACGATCAAGTGCTTTCTTGTTTAGTTTGCTGTATACAATATCGTCGTGGAACAAGAAATCCTCGATTGTTGCGAATGGTCTATGATCTACAATCTGCTGGATTGCTGCGTCTCCCAAACCTTTCAACCCTGCAAGTGGCTGAACTAACTTTTTATCATCATTTGGATCAATCTCCCATACAAACGATGAACGATTCACGTCTGCCTTCTCAATAGTGAAGCCGTTCTGCTTTGCGATGTTGATCGCTCTTTCCTTACGCTTCTCTGGCTCCTTATCCAAGAAAGAAGCCATCCACTCTACTGGATAGTAGTTCCATAGCCAAGCACATTGGAACGAGATCGCGGAGTAACAAACCGCGTGTGATTTGTTGAAGCCGTAGCCGGAGAAATACTCAAACCGCTCCCACATATCTTCTGCTTCGCGTTGGCGGATGCCCTTTTCGATACAACCATTGATAAACTTATCGTGGATTTTCATCTTTACTTCGTGGCCCTTGCCGGTGCCTTTCTTTGTGAGAACCTTGCGAAGAAGGTTACCTTCATCAAGAGAAATGTTCTTGCCTAACTTGTGAGCAAGAAGGGCAATCTGCTCCTGAAAGATTAAGAACCCGTAAGTTTCCTGTGTTACTTCCTCAATATGCTCATTAATATAATCAATCTCGTGAGGCATACTCTTCGCTTGAATGTATTGCTCGTGTACATTTGCCGACAAAGGGCCTGGGCGATAGATTGAAGTGATGGCTGATATATCAACTAATGACTTCGGCTTTGCGTTTGCACAGAATTCTTGCGCTCGCATTTCTGTAAACTGAAAAATACCGGCGAAGTTTCCGGTCTGGAAAACATTCTTATACACCTTTTGGTCGTCAAAATCAATCTTATCCGGGTGGAGGTTGGTGTTGTAAAACTCTTGAACGTCCTTGAATGTTGGGTTTGGATTATTCTTATGTCTAACAAGAATGTGCCTGATTGCCCCTTCGATCATACGAAGAGTAGAAAGCCCAAGCAAATCAAACTTAATGAACCCTAATGGCTCCAAGTGGCGAACGTGCTGTCCTTCTGCCCAAGGAGATTGCCTTACTCCTCCTGAACTAATAATCGGCATATGCTCATTTAGATCATCAGCAACCAATACACCACCAGCGTGGCGTGAACAAGAACGAACTTGACCTACAAGTGCCTCAACGTGTGTCTTAATGTGAGGATACTTAACAAGGAACCCTCGCAAAGAAGGAGAAAGTTCCATTACTTCCTTCCAAGTCGGGTTATAAACACCAGCCTTAATACCGTGCTTAACCTTTGCTAATGGAGTTGCTTCAAAGATCATCTGTGATGTAACTTTGTTTACTTCAATGAAAGGCACACCATAGAACTTTGAAATATCCTTAATCAAGGATTTAAGTTGCAATGTGTTCCAGTTTGAAATCGGGACAACAGAGTTCTTACCCCATTCCTCCATCAAAAGTTCTTTAAGTTCCATTGGCTCTGCTACATCATAGTCAATGTCTGGATAGTCAGTTGCGTCCTTACGAAGAAATCTCTCAAAGAGAAGACCATACTTAATAGGATCGATTTGTGTAATCCCAAGAACATACGCAACCAAGGATCCTGCTGCCGAGCCTCGCCCGGGACCAGTAAGTTGAACTTCGTTTGCTTTGTCGGAAATGGCTTTCATAGTCAAGAAATACTTACTAAACCCTCGATCCTCAATAACATCAAGTTCGGTTTGTAGTCTATCTGTGTATTCCTTATTGTCGTGGAAGTTTAGATTACGAAGACCTTCCAAAGAATAGTTCACCAATGCCTGATCTGCCGTAAAGCCGGCTGGGACCACAAAGTTTGGAAGTTTAACTGTAGTATCTGGCGTAAAGTCCTCGATCATGCTGAAAGCAATATCGTGCGTTCTTGTGATTGAATCCATAACCAGTTGGTCATCATATTCTACTCCGCAAGACTTTGAATAATACTTATAGGAATCCCACATTTGGTTTCCGTTTTTTGGATAAAGTTCATATCCAATCTCTTCTACACCGGGCGGCAACTCTGTATTATCTTCTGCCCAGGCGGGGGCTCCCTTACCAAGCCAGCCTAAACGCTTATATAGTTCACGATCCCTCCAAGCATCAGGATTAGGGTAGTGACTGTCTGCGGTAGAGATAAGAGGAATCCCGAACTCTTTGTTCATCTCAATAATGTATTGATTTAGTTCGTGCTGCTCTGGAATATTGTTCCATTGTAGTTCGCCGTGCCAGCGATCTCCAAAGATCTCCACAAACCGGCGTGTTGTTTCTCTCATAGCCTCGCGGACTGCTTCTGGACCTTCTTCACGGTTTGCCCAATAGTTCCCGGCATAAGGACCGCCCAAACACGCAGACGCAGCAACAATGCCCTCTGAATACTTGTTTAGCATCTTATAATCGACGCGAGGATAACGATAAAAGTTCTCTTCTTTGTAAGACTCAGAGATTAACTTAAATAGATTAGTTAGTCCTGTCTGGTTTTGAACCAGAAGTACGAGGTGACGGCGGCGGTTAATAACTGACTTAATAGCCTTCTTTGAAGCATCTTCGTCTTCAACGGTTGCTCCTGATGTATCTCCTTGTTTTGCTAGGGACTTTGCTTGTTTTGCGTCAGCTTTAATACGATCATAGTCTTCACGCCACTCTTCAATAGAAGGCAAGAAATATGCTTCTACTCCAAAAATAGGCTTAAAGTTCTTGCCCTCAGTCTTCATCTTCTTCCAGTGAAGCAACTGATGAGAAAAGCCATTCATATTGCCGTGATCTGTGAGAGCAAGTGCTTCTCCACCGTTCTCATAGCAAAAGTTCATGTGTTCGCTTGGGTATCCCATAGCGTCAAAGATGCTGCCCGCAACCGAGTGAGCGTGAAGTCCTACAAAAGGAATCTTTTTATCCGTCATCTATTTTCGTCCTCTATACATTGTTGTTGTGGTCGGGCGGCGGGTTCGTTTCCCTAGGTCCGATGATATAAATTTAGCATACCCAGCCCAGGCTGTCAAGTCATAAAAGGTCTTGATTTCCTGTTCTGTATTATCTGGTCCTCCTCCAAACACGTCAATCAAACTATATTTGCGAGACACCAATCTTTCTTCTATTGGAAGCTTTTCAGTTGGGGGACCGTCGCCTGTTGGGATTCGCCAAGTAGAAGAGTTTGTTGTAATCGTGTGTTTTGCTCGGCGCCATTCATCAGGACTAAGAACAAAACTTATAGGCAATCCATCCTTGATAGTTTTGCCGTTATGAGAGAAATAAAATGGAGCGTTCTTGCGAACAGCGGCTCTATGCTTTAATACTTCTAATGGATCCAACATTCCCAATGGAAATGAAACATAATACTGACTTGGACGCGTCCATCTGGAAAATCTTCTCATTATCCAATAAGCGACATTGGCGCCATATATGATTGACCAAGAATAGTTATCAACTTTATCTCGGTGTTTTGGATGGATTGGAACATAGTATATTGGAACTTCCATATGATTTGTTCCTCCAAAGCGTTTAAATGTTCCTTGCTCAACTGATCGTATATCAGTGGCGTATTCTCCTACGCGGCGTCTTATTAAAGGCGCAACGTCATCATTTGCTACAATCCAGATAGATGAACATCCAGCGTGGATACATTCATAAACTGCTGCTTCCAAAGCGGTATAGTTGGCGGCGACAGGCATCAAAGATGCGTCCCATTCCATACCAAACTCTGAGGTGAGTCCTGCGACTGGAATAATAGCCGGCATATTTAACTTACTCATATAATGTTATCCTTTTATCTAAATCATCATATATTTTAAACTTAAAGTTATTTTTTATTATGTGTCGCGATGAATGAACTATTTTAAGGCTGCGTCCTCTTCGTCTTTTTATGTTGTTTTCTTTTAAGGTTCGCTCTACAAATATGCGAATCACAGTATCAGAGTAATCAAAGCTTTTTATGTCTTTGTAATCTATTACGCTGGTAACAACAATATCTTTATAATCCCCGGATGTATTCTTATCGATTCGGTTTGATACAACAAAATCTATTGTCTTTATAAAACTGTCTTTGGGATTTATTACGATATGGCGACCAAGGCGAGAACCAAGTGTTATATCAAACATATCATAAACTAGATAATCTTCTATAACCTCGCTTACTCCTAGATCACCGCAGTTATCAAGATCAAAAATATGCAAACTACCAAAGTTGATTAAAACTTTGGTGTTGCCTTCGGTAATGATTCTTAACTTGTTATCTTCTAATCCAATGGTTTGGATGCTAAAAGGTATTGGTAATAATGACCTTATTCCTAGATCATAGATTCCTTTATACCATTCACTTTTAATATCTTCATATCCAACAAAGTGATGGAAAGGACGCTGCTCACTATTCACAATCAAGTGATAGCCATTCTCTCGCGCAAACGAAACTGCCTCCTCTCGCCACCCAAGAACTATATTGTCGAAGGTGTATTCAAGAGGAGGCAGTTTCATCATATGGTATTACTATACCACTGATGCTTGGTTAAGTCAAGCGATTATTATTCGCGGCGACGATTCGCCTTTGGCCCGAAGCGCCTGCTGCCGCGTGGTGTTCTTTCATATGTTGTTATACCCGGATCGAGTCGCGACATCGATTCGGCGGCGCGGGCGGTGGTTCTCGCTACCTGACCGACGAGATCTATAAATCTGTTAAACCCTTCCTCGGTATGAATATCCTCTAACACCGCTTCTGCAAGGTCATCTTTTAAGCTTTGCACTTCCTCAACAATCCCGCTGCGGCGCAATCTTTCTTTTTCAAGCATTCTACTAGTCTTTGGGTACGCCTTCCATTTCAGGGCGTGCTTCGTGATGGCTGCGGATCTGTTTATAGATGCCGCCAGGGCTTTCTCTGCTTCTTTTTGAAAGTTGCGTTCGCGCGCCCATTTTAGCCATTTTTTGGACATATTCTGCTCTGCCCACCTTTAGTCTCTGTTTAACAAAATCATTATTCCTGCAATATAAGGCATAATCATTGACCATGGAAACCCAAATCAACGAAAAAGGAGGGATAATCTGTTCATAG